AACAACAAAATTTAAAAAACTCATCAAAGAAGCAGTAAGAGAAGCAATTCAAGAAGAATTGCGTGATATACTACTAGAAGCAGTTAAATCACCTAAAGCAACAGTGGTTAACGAATCATATGTGCCTCAAAACATATATGCTCAACCTCACGTCGCTCAACCTAAACAGTTAACAGCAACTGAACGTAAAGCAATGTTTAGTGGTATGCTTGAAGAAATGCAACACGGTAGTGTAGCAACTACAAAAAATGTTCCGTTTAAACCTCAAGGACCTGTTGATTCAATCAATGGTAAATTACCTGAAGGTGAAGTAGACTTAAGTCAAATTATGGGATTAATGAATAATAGATAATGGCATACGGCGCTAAAAAAATATTTCCAATAGATACCCAACCCGGAACTGCGGTTGGTGTTTCTATTCCTTTTAATGCACCCGCAGTATTTACATCAACCTATACTACTAAAGATGCTATTAGAAATAATTTAGTAAACTATTTTTTAACTAATCCTACTGAAATATATTTAGTACCTAATTTTGGAGCTGGTTTACGATCATTTATTTTTGAACAAGTAACAGCAGGAAATTTAGATGGTTTAAAACAAACAATTCAACAACAATTAGGAACTCTTTTTCCAAATGTTATTGTTGCTTCTTTAAATATATTTACATCACCCGACGATAATGAAATAACAATAGAATTAAAATATAATGTAGCAGATACAGGTATAACAGATCAAATTCAAATATCATTTCAATAATGGCAGTTAATAATACTAAAAAAGATATAAAATATATCAATAAGGATTTTACCGAATTAAGAGCAAGTCTAATTGACTATGCTAAAACGTATTTTCCAACAACCTATAATGATTTTACTCCGGCTTCACCGGGTATGATGTTTATGGAAATGGCGGCTTATGTAGGTGATGTTTTATCTTTTTATCTTGATAATCAATTTCAAGAAAACTTTTTACAATATGCTCGTCAAACAAATAATTTATTTGAATTAGCATATATGTTTGGTTATAAACCAACTGTAACTCAAGTTGCAAATACAGTAGTAAGTTTCTATCAACAATTACCCGCAAAACTATCAGGATCTGTTTATATACCAGATTATGATTATGCTTTATTTATCCCTTCAAATACAACAATTGGTTCTAATCTAACAGGAATACCAAATTTCTTAGTGGAAGATCCAATTGATTTTACTGTTTCATCATCACAAGATCCAACGGAAGTAACAGTATATGCTACCTCTGGGGGTAATCCAACATATTATCTACTTAAAAAAGATAGAAAAGCAATATCTGCAACTATCAGTACAACAACTTTTAGTTTTGGAGCCCCTGTTCAATTTTCAACTGTAGTTATTAATTCTCCTCAAATTATAGGAATTTTAGATATAGTAGATAGTAATGGAAATACTTGGTATGAAGTAGATTACTTAGGTCAAGAAATGGTTTATAAACCACTTAAAAATACTAATCCAAATGATCCTAATTATTATTATGATCAAGGTAATGCTCCTTATCTTTTAAAATTAGAAAAAGAACAACGTCGTTTTGCAACTAAATTTATCAATTCAGGTTCACTCCAAATCCAATTTGGTGCAGGTACCGCAAATGATGTAGATGAAAGTATTACTCCTAACCCAAATAATGTAGGTATAGGATTACCATTTGAACAAACTAAATTAACAACCGCATATTCACCTTCAAATTTCTTATTTACAAGAACTTATGGTATTGCTCCTTCAAATACAACTTTAACAGTTAGATATTTGACCGGTGGAGGTGTTACATCTAACGTAGCCGCAAATACATTAGATAAAATAAATTCAACTCCTACATTTTTAAATTCAAATTTAAATTCAACTACAGCCAACACAATCTTTGCTTCATTAGCATGTATTAATTTAGTAGGTGCAGATGGTGGAGGTGATGGTGATACTGTAGAGGAAATTCGACAAAATGCAATAGCAAATTTTGCTTCGCAACAACGTAATGTAACTCAAGATGACTATCTTGTAAGAGCACTTTCAATGCCTGGAAAATATGGTGTTGTAGCTAAAGCATATATAGAACCATCTAAACGCGTTAGTATGTCCGCAGGAGAGTCTAATTCTGTGTTGGACTTATATGTTTTAAGCTATAACGCGGATAAAACATTAAGAACGGCTTCTACGGCCTTAAAACAAAATATTATAACATATTTGTCTCAATATAGAATGATTGGAGACGCAGTTAATATTAGAGACGGATTTATAATTAATATTGGAATAAATTTTGAAATAATAGTATTACCTAATTATAATAATAATGATATTTTAATTAAATGTATTGAAGCTTTTAAAGCTTATTTTGCTATAGATAATTGGTCTATCAATCAACCTATTGTTATGAGAGAATTATACATTTTATTAGATAAAATAACCGGAGTACAAACCGTAAAAAATATTTCAATAACAAATTTAGTTGGAGAAAATATAGGATATAGCCCCTACGCTTATGATATATCAGCAGCAACAAGTGCAAATGTAATTTATCCTTCACTTGATCCATCTATTTTTGAAGTTAAATATCCTAACGTAGACATTCAAGGAAAAGTAGTACCACTATAATATTAAACAATGGCAGTATATAAAATATTCCCCACTAAAGACGCTACAATTTATTCTCTGTTCCCTAATATGAATACGGGATTAGATGAAATTATTGAAGCTACCGAAACACAAATTAGTTCTACTAATAACTCTAATCCAGCAGCAAGTAGATTTCTTATTCAATTTTCACCTGATGAAATCGATCATGTTCTAGAAAATATAATGGGTATTAGTAGTTCAGCTCAATTATTAAATTCAGCATCTGTTTTTCCTTGGAAAGCAGAACTACAATGTTTTGTTGCAACCGCTACAGGTTTAGCACTAAATACTACCCTAGAATGCTTCCCCGTTTATGGTGACTGGGGAATGGGAACAGGACATTATTTAGACGAACCAACTGTAACTAATGGTACAAGTTGGATATGGAAAGACTATTCAGGTTCAGTTGCGTGGTTAACAGGTAGTTATCCATCATACGTTACTGCTTCATACAATACAGCATATTCACCAGCTGGTGGGGGTAATTGGTGGACTGCTTCTTTATATCAAAATCGTTTAAATAATACATACGCTGTAACTCAATCTCAAGTATTTAATTATTCTAGCGATAAAGATATCCACATGGATATTACTAATATTGTTAGAGCTTGGTATACTGGCTCTATTTCATGGGATGGTTTAATAATAAAACAATCTTCTGGATCTGAATTTGTTAATAATATTAATATTCAACCTGAGTTAAAATTCTTTTCAATTGATACTCATACAATATATCCTCCTCAACTTCAATTTAGTTGGAGAGATTATTCATATAATCCTGGAGCTTTAACAACATTAACCCAATTACCTGCTACAATAACACTAGCACAAAACCCAGGATTTTTCTATTCTGAAAGTATTAATAGATTTAGAGTTTATTCTAGACCTGAATATCCTGCTCAAACATGGCAAACAGCTTCTGTTTATACTATAAATTATGCTTTACCACCAGCATCTTATTATGCTATTAAAGATTTAGATACAAACGAATATGTAATTCCTTTTGACTCTCAGTTCACACAATTAAATTGTGATTCAACTAGTAGTTATTTTGATTTACGTATGAATGGTTTAGAACCTGAAAGATATTATACTATTTTAATACAAACAACTATTGGTAGTTCTACAATAGTATATAATGATCAATACTCATTTAAAGTTATAAACGGATAATGGCAGACCAAATAACATTAGTAAAACAACAGTATAATAAAGCTCAATACAATAAGGTAATTGATAATAACTTTACCCAATTGGTGCAACCTGTTGATATAAATCAAAATTTAGTATCTAATGCCGATAATATTAGTGTACAACAATTTTTTGATTATTATCAACAATTATTTTATGTTATTCCTAAATTTGGAGATATAAATTCTCATCAGTACCTTATTACGACGAGTACAGAATATATAGGGGGCAATACCCAAAATGATGATTTAGTTCAATCATTATTAGAAGAAGTAACAGAATTAAGACAAGAAAATTTAGACTTACAACAACAAATAGTAGATATAACAAAGACAATATAATAAATGGCTGAAATAGTTAACATACAAAATATAAATCCTCAAACATTTGAGTTACAAGAATATTCTCAAGAGGATACTAGTCTTATAATATCAACAGATGTATTTGATACTTTTGATCCTACTATTGATCATATTGAATATTTTATTTATGATTTAAATGGTAATATTTTATTTAATAATGTTGCTGGTTATCCTCAATATTCTTTAATTGATAATAATTTAGTTATTGATCCTGAAAATGATTTGAAATCTCAAGGATTTTTAGAAGGTAATTATAATACATTATATAATTTTTTAAAATATAGACTAGCATCCAATACAACTAATCAGTATTACATCAGTCAAATAAGTGCTGATAGAACTGAAGTTAGATTAGATACAACAACTATTTCTAATGCCGATGTTATTTTTTCTACTAATGAATTTATAGATTATAGAGTTAGTAGTAGTGTATTTATAGATTTTTATTTAGATTTTGGAAATAATGATTTAGTTATTGCTAATAATATTTTATTAGATCCTACAGATCCTTTAAATCCAACGGTATTAATTAAATTATATGAACCTTTACCTCAAGATTTTAATATTAATTCTCAATGTTGGGTAGTAGAAACTATATCAAATCCCGTTGCATATAATATTAATATAACTCAAACTTTTGATTTTTTAGATAATAATATACCTTTACAAGGTCCTAATTTAAATATATCTGTTAAAGATCAAATTAATAATTCAACAGCTTTTACAAATTATAATTCTTTAACTTCTAATAATTCTACGTTAGGAACAGGTAGTTTACAATATCAAATTAATAGTATACTAGCTGAAAAAGGATTAGAAATTAATATTGACTACTCAGACTATTCAGATTTTGTATTTTTTGGTTCTGCTTTAAATCAATTAGAAAATTTTTATTATAAATTATCATTACTTCAAATATATCAGTATAGTGCTAGTATAGCAGGTCCTAGTACTACTAGTACTTACGTATCTGCTAGTAATAATGTTTGGTTGAATAAAATAGATGAAATTATAACTGGTTTTAGTGGTTATGAATATTATCTATATTTTGAATCAGGAAGTACGGCTTGGCCTAAAACTAATTCAACGTATCCTTATGTAAATGCTGGAGCCAATTCAGTAGCGGGTTTAGCGTTTTTAAGTGCTCAATCAATTGTTGCCTCTTTATATGATGAAGAAAATAATAATAGATTATTAAATGCTATACCTTCATATTTAAGAGAAGATTCAAATAATGATCAATATTTTTTATTCATAAACATGATTGGTCAAAATTTTGATAGTATTTGGGTTTATTTAAAAGACGTTACAAATAAATTTGATGCTGACAATCGTTTAAACTATGGTGTATCTAAAGATTTAGTAGCCGATATTTTAAGAGATTTAGGTGTTAAAATATATCAAAATAATTTTTCAACAAACGATCTATATTCAGCTTTACTAGGTATCACCCCTTCAGGAAATTTATATAATTTACCTTATACTACTGGTTCTTTACCAACACCTGAAGGATATGAATATATTAATACTTATGTAACAGCTTCTGCTACGGGTTCATTAATGCCTACATATGATATTAATGCTGAAACCTATAAACGCATTTATAATAATTTACCTTATCTTCTTAAAAAGAAAGGTACACC